CATAATCCGCAAAACCCCTCTTCACACATAAACATTTCTAATTGATCACCAAAATCAACACGCTCAAGCGGTGTGCATGATCTATGTAAATAAATCGGCTCTTTTTGGCCCTTTTTACTACTATCACGTATTGCTTCATCTATTTTTACAGCCTTAGCAAATTCATCAGGCAATTTTTCTTTTAATTCTTTCCAGTTTTTGTTGCTATGGTATGGGCAAAAAACACAAGATGATTTAGGTGGCACTGGAAAGCTCCGATCCTTAAAAAATGAGATGCACTCACCTCGTGTCATACGCATGTCAATTAATGGATAATGATATGATACGCGTGGCAATTGAGATTCTTTCATACGCTCTATTTCGTCCATTGTAATACCTAACCATACTTCTGTCATTGGCATACGTTTGCGCGGTTTAAGACCGTATAACTTTCTTATTTCTCTAATTACCGGCTCAATCTTGTATTCTTTCGTGCATTGTCTACGGACCATACCACCATTCTCACTAAATGCCGGGATACTAGCAAATCGTTGCCCGGTACTATTGACTTGATTTAATAAATCTTTATATAAGTTTCTTTCTTCATTAACATGTATGGGAATGCCATTATTAAGACTTGCCCAGTCTTTAAGGACTTCTAATATTTCATATGTCATGGGTAATTCTGCCCCAGGATCAGCAAAGATTGCATGATCTGCTCTAGGTATATAACCCAATGAACTCATCATATACATAGCAGTTGATTGAACACCAAGGCCCAATGAAATAATTTTTAAATGTTTTTCATCTTTCACCATTAACTAAACTCCGGAAATCTTTCGTACTGATAAAACCATTGGCGCTTAAAGGTTTGGTTATTTTTTGCCGTNGTTAAGGCTAGGCTTAACATTTTCTCATTATTATAAGGCACAAATGCACACTTATCTAATGGAGCATAGTAAACNGCAATAACATCAATGGCTGGNTTAAGGTCTACATACTTAACACAACGCACTTGTATTGCAGTATCAGATGTAGGTTTGGATAATGTTTTAATTTGNACTCGCTTAAATGCACCACTACTCATTTCAGCAATAAGGTCAACGCCAAAAATATCTACTTCAGGGATGTAAAAATTGTAATTCATTTCAAGCAAGCGCTGCCTAATCTTTAATTCACCAAGTGTTCCAAGCGTTTGACTATGCAATTTTCCACTCTCTTAATTGAGAGCGTTCCATATGATAATGCTCACCATAACCATTATCAGATAAGTTGCTCGGATTAACTAATTCAGCAGACCACACCCACCCTTGTATTTGATAACGTGGCATTGTGCCACTAACAAGGACATACATGTCGCAATCATCGCCTTGCGCCACTTTTTTGCGATTAAATAACCATCTTGATGTCTAGTGGTCTTTACATCAATGCGAACATCTTTACCATCATTGCCACGCATCTTAAGATCAAAACCGCGCCTATGTGGTCCTATACTAAAGTCAGGATAAGCATTGATTACTCTAGCGACGGCTATTTCGCCAGCAAACCCATTAATATCATTGTCAGGATTTGCTACTGCGCTTGAGTTGGTTCCATTTGTCAGGTTCTGTTGATTTCTTTTTGAGCCTACCGTTTTCGCTAGTGTCTGCTCCACTTCGTTGAGAGTTACTATCATGGTTTGTACCTTTGGTTGTCTTCTGTTCTTCATGTAGTGATGCATAAAGAATTGCATAATTCATTATATCCTGACAACGTGAGCGCACTGTTTCATCGCTAACTTGTTTGCCAGTCTTTGCATCATTACATATAGCATCTACATGTTTTAACACGTATACCATCATGGATTGTTGTGGTGTAATACCAAGACGGTCCGCAACGTGTTTAAAGTTGTAGTGCTTATCTGTGTTAGATATTGTGTATTCAATTGATTTAGAGTCACTTATATCAAGTGCCTCTGAAACAAATTTGTCTCTATACTCTGTAAATTCTTTATATGTCATCTGTCATGCCCTCACTCATGCCTTTTGGGTTATCAATCTGTCGCATAATCTTATCCATCATATCTGTCATTATCTTAAAACGTGAAGTCTCACTGGCAAGGTTTGGTTGCTTGTTCGCATACTCTTCTAGTGTATCAACAATAGCCTGACCAACTATTGCAATCATTTTTTGTTTAGCATTCATTATATATCCTCTCTATTATTTTCCGGCATCGGGCAGCTTACCGCCTACGCCAACCTGGGTATCAATTATTAAGCCTTTTGATGCCGGAATGTTTGCCGAGGATGGTTTCGCCAACCTTTCAATCAATCGTTTTACACTCTTCATTGTATCCTCGGACATATAATCTTTATTTATCGCGAAGCACATCTTTGAACATTTCTTCGCTCATAATAAATACCCATTTGCCACGATCTTGACGCACAGCAACAAGGTTTGCATTTTTAAACTCTAAGTAACTAGCTATCTTCTTGCGCCGTTTAACTTGCACATGTAGTTCTAGGTCATCACGCTTTGCTTTAATATCTATATCACTAGCAAGACCAAAAGCGCGACCGTCACTACCCCATGAACGTTCAGCGTCAAAGCCAAGGTCAAGGAGCATGTCCTTAACCTCGACTTCACCACGATAGCCTTTTTTAGCTACGTTCAAAAGGGCAACTCTTCTTCTTCGTCATCTTGCGCTTTCTCTTCACCGGGTTCTAGCGGAGATCCATTGGTGAAAAGATTATCCGCATTGTAGCGAGCTTTCATATCGGCCCACTTTTTTGCAGCTTCATCATCAAGTGCCTTTTTAGGATTTGGAACGACTGTATATTGAGTCTCTAAGTCCTGACCACTACGTGTAATCGTAATGTCATAATCTTGCACCTCGCCCCACTCTTTATTATCAGATAATGCTTTTATCTGACTCAGGATAGTTTTTTGCTTAAGTTCTAGGAACTTTACTTCATTACCCATAGCAATCGTAAGAAACCAAAAATACTTTGCATCTTTTACGCCAGTTGGTATATCACCGGGTTTTTTAACGCGCATTGGTTTATTGCCATCTTCCGGCCACCATACGTATCCCGGTATTGGCGCATTCAGAATCCTCATTCTATTCTCACCTTGCTCTAACTTTTTCATAAATAGACCACTAGATTCGCTAGTTGGTATATCTAAATCACTTAAACTGTTAGCCATATTGCTACTCCTTTTGTTAACTTTGGTTTGTCTTCTGTTCTCTTTGTGGTGAAGAGTCAGGACCGGTGGCCTTGGCATTAGCTGGGGCCACTTGCTGAATCTCATAACCACCTCTCTGTATCAAGCCAAATATTTGACTTAATAATTCTTCACTGGGTACTTTATGAAACCTAATTCCTATTTGTGCATCTTGCGGTTCATACGTAGATGAATACACTTCTGCACGGTCTAGCATTGCACGTATTTTTCTTGCTACGGAAATTTGTTCTGAATCTTTTGGTATGTGTATACGAAAGATCATGAGGCGGTATTTCGGTTATATTGAGAGGATAGAACCACGCTGTTAAGCGAACAAGAAGTAAACCGCCCCATGTTATTTAAGCGTTGTGATGATGCGTTGAGTGTCATCTAAACTTTTTCTTGAAATTCTTTTTTCATTGCCAACGTATTTTAAGCGTAATGTTTCATTGCACTTATTTTGCTCTTTTAATTTGACTGCTTTATCAACACTTTTACGGCTCATACCTATATAATCAGCAGCTTGGCCAATACTAAGCCAGCCTTGTGTTTGTGTAATTGGTTTATTCATTCCAGTTTATACTTTCTTCATCTACACCGAGAACCAATGCTATAGTATCTTTATGTCTATATTGAAAAGTTCTTTGGCCATTTAGCATCATTGTTAATAGCGCCGGACTAATTCCAACTATCCTACATAACTTGCGCTGTGACATGCCGTGTTTGCTTAACAAACCACGAAAGGTAAATGCTTTATTTGTCGTTAATTGCTCCATAAACGTGGTATAAACTTAAATACACGTTATTTCTTTTTACAAGATTTATTTTGGAATATTGTAGTATAAGGCGTAATATAATGACATCTTAGAGGATAAAATCATGACAACACAAAACTTTAAAACAGATTTACAAGTAGTACAGTTTTTAATAAAGAAAAGTGGTTCATCTACTTGGCAATTAGAAAAACTTACTGGAATATCAAGACAAACGTTTGATCGCTGGAAAAAAGCAGATTCTTTAGAAGTGCGAGGCACAACTATGCAAGACTTTGCTCAAAAACTAGGTTATAAGGTTAAGCGAAATTATAACGGCATTGCCGTTTCACCACATAATAAAGAAGAAACCGGAGAACTAACCATGAATCAGTTAAATAGACTTATTGCGTATCAGGAAGAGGAAATACGGCAATTAAAAGAGAGGGTGAAGCGACACAAGTCTACACCTATACAACAATCAATATGGACTAATTTAGATTATGATTACGAATGCGAAGTAAAGCTCACTTTTGAAAATTTTACAATGGGTAGAACTATATTATCTATAACGAACAAAGAAAT